AAAAAGAATTCTTTATAAATATATATAACGCTATTTTTAACGCTGGCATAATTTTTAGAATAGGGGGTAGGGTCTAGACAGGTCTAAAATGCTCACCAGAGGCTCTAAACAGCTCTGTATTGATTTTAAATTACAAGTTGAGGGTAGGGTAGCCTACGATGTGCTGAGAAGCACTGAGACATTCTTTATTCAAGAATAGTGAATACACTTTAAAATAATTACAATATGTGCACGAAGCACTAAGTAGTTTACTGAACTGTTCTCGTTAGGTCTACTTAGTTACATCTTAGTAAATACATACATAGATAAAACTCTATAAAAAGCTTTACTATAGCGTTACTATGTATTTACTATATAGTACTTATAATAGCACATTTTTTATCTTTTGTCAAGAAGTTTTTTATGTCCCCTCTATAAAATAATACTTGACAAATTTAAACTTATATGATATAATGGTATCATTAAATAATTAAAGATATGACTGATGCCAAGAAGACGAAAAAAGAGAGACTTAAAGGCAAGCGGGAAGTGGTGGAGCGAAGCTCAGAAGATCGAAGCAGTGACAACTTGGCTGGCTCTTGGATCGTTACCATTGACGGCAGCAGCGACAGGTATCCCGAAGGACACTATAGTCAGATGGCGTTATACCGATTGGTGGAAAGAGTTGGTGCTTCAGATACGTTCTGAAGAAACACTTGCACTAGACGGTAGGCTCAGTAAGATCGTTAATAAAGCATTAGCTGTGGTGGAGGATAGACTAGACAACGGTAACTTCCAATATGATCCAAAGACAGGTGGGAATGTTCGAGTTCCAGTAAACCTGAGAGATTCAATGAAGGCCACTGCAGACTTGATGGATCGTAGAGAAATACTACGCCAACAACCGATGCAAGAACAAATTGAAAAGACTGTTGATGACAGACTTGCTAAACTGGCAGATGAGTTTGCTAGGTTTGCTAAAGCTAAAGATGTTACACCAAAGCCCAAGGTTATAGAGCATGAAGAAATATAATGGAATTAACCAGTGATGTTATCGAAGGATTCAGTAATGCCTGTCTTGTCAAGAACTATGACCAAGCTACAGAGACTCCTGAGTTCCATCGTGAGTTGTGGCGTTACTGTTGCCACCAGGATAAGTTTGTTGCTATAGCGGCACCACGTGGACATGGTAAGTCTACAGCAGTAACGTATGCGTATTTGTTAGCTGAGGTGTTGTTTCGTAAGTCTCGTTATGTGTTAATTGTCTCAGATTCATTTTCTCAAGCTGGATTGTTCTTGGGTGATGTAATTAAAGAGTTAAGAGATAACGAAGACATACATGGATTATTTGGTGACATAGAGTTTACAAAGTCTACAGAAGATGATATAATATGTAAATTCAGTGATGGATTTGTTTTTCGTATCCAAGCTAAAGGTTCAGAACAAAAGCTTCGTGGTCTTAAATGGTTAAACCGAAGACCTGATTTAATTATCTGTGATGATATGGAATCTGATGAACAGGTTCTGAATAAAGAAAGACGTGAGAAGTTTCGTAGGTGGTTCTACTCAGCATTGATACCTTGTTTGTCAGTGACCGGTAAGATTAGAATCGTAGGTACCATCTTACACTTAGACTCACTCTTAGAACGATTAATGCCTGAGTCACAACTTGCTGCATTAGGTTCTAAAGGTCTTAAACACTTAATCACACAAGATTTAAAACAGTTTACAAGTTATAAGACACCTTGGACATCAATTAAGTACCGTGCCCATACAGATGACTTTAATAGCATCTTATGGCCAGACAGATGGAATAAGCAGTCTCTAATAGAGCGTAAGAACCAATACATCATGCAAGGTCTTGCTGATGCGTATAGTCAGGAGATGTTGAATATTCCTCTTGATGATGCAAATGGATTCTTTAAAGACAGTGATTTTGTACCACTTAAAGATGAAGATAGAAAAGTAAAATTGAATTATTATATTGCTGCTGACTTAGCGATTAGTCAAAGGCAACATAGTGATTATACTGTATTCGCTGTAGCTGGAATGGACGATCAGAATCGTTTGCAATGCGTAAACGTAATCCGTGATAGGATGGATGCTAAACAGATTGTTGATACCATTTTAGCGTTACAGCGAACTTACGAACCAGAACTCTTCGGCCTTGAAGTTGGAACAATTGAAAAGAGTATCGGACCCTACTTAAAAGAAGCGATGCTTAAAACTGGTGTTTTTGTTAATTTAATTCTGCTTAAGCCTAGCGGAGATAAACTAAGTAGAGCACGTAGTATGCAAGCACGAATGAGAGCGGGTGGTGTAAAGTTTGATACACATAGCGATTGGTTCCAAGTGTTTAAGGATGAGCTGTTGAGGTTTCCTCGTGACCGTCATGATGATCAGGTTGACGCCTGGGCTTATATAGGTTTGATGATCGACAAAATGATGGAAGCAGCTACACCAAAAGAACTAGAGGACGAAGAGTACAGGTTTGCCTTACATGAATATGGATACGACGAAATAGGTCGAAACGGAACAACCGGATACTAGATGAAATTAAAAAATACTTATAACTTAGATGACCTCGTTTCTATGCCTAATATCGCTGAGATATTGGAAAAGGACGATTTAACAACAATCAGTTATAACATCCATAAGAACTTTGAGACAGACATTAATTCTCGTTCTGCTTGGGAGAAACGTACCGAAGACTCGATGAAGCTTGCTTTGCAAGTAGCAGAGGCTAAGTCGTTTCCTTGGCCAGGTGCTTCTAACGTCAAGTTCCCTTTAATTACTATTGCAGCTCTGCAGTACCATGCACGTAGCTACCCTGTCCTCATTAACGGTGAGACTCCTGTACATTGCCGTACATACGGTGAAGATCCTACCGGTGAGAAGTATGCTAGGGCAGAACGTGTTGGTAACCACATGTCATACCAGATTCTTGAAGAAGATGAGAACTGGGAATCCGAGATGGATCGTGTCTTAATCTCACAGCCGATTGTTGGTTGTGCGTTTAAAAAGACATTCTTTGATCCAATTAAAAAACATAACGTATCAGAAAACATTCTTGCTAAAGACTTTGTCGTTAACTACTGGACCAAGAACTTAGAAGATGCTCCTCGTATTACGCACGTACAGTACTTTAGTTCCAATGACATCTATGAGCGTGTTGCTCGTGGACTGTTTATTGAGTTTGATGAATCACGTCCTTCAGCGGTCCCACAAACAGGTCTTAAATTAGCTCAGAACAAGGCACAAGGACTTAATGCACCTGAATCGATTGATGACAGCACACCATATGAAATCTTAGAACAGCACTGCTATATTGACTTTGATGGCGATGGTTACGCAGAACCGTACATCGTATGGATGCGTCGTGATAACAAAAACATCTTACGTATTGTTGCAAGATACTTTAAAAATTCTATTGAGAAGGACAATAAGGGCAATGTTCTCAGAATCAAATCAGAAAACTATTTTACAAAATTTCCTTTCATCCCTTCCCCAGATGGTGGATTTTATGATTTGGGATTTGGAGTCTTATTGGGACCCCTTAATCAAAGCATCGACACTTTGCTTAACCAACTCATTGATGCTGGCACAATGGCAAATACAGCAGGTGGATTCCTTTCTAGGGGAATCAAACTAAGAGGCGGTAATTATAACTTTGCACCTTTGGAGTGGAAACATGTTGACTCAACAGGAGATGATCTCCGTAAAGGTATCATGCCTTTGCCTGTTAGAGAGCCTTCTCAAGTACTCTTTACTCTTCTTAATCTTCTCATCAACTACGGTGAGCGTATTGGTGGTTCTGTCGACATACTGTCAGGCCAAAATCCGGGACAGAATACAGCGGCTGAAACAACAAGAACAATGGCTGAACAAGGAATGAAAATCTTCTCAGGTATCTTTAAACGTACCTACAGAAGTTTACGTGATGAGTTTAGAAAGATGTACCGACTTAACCAACTATATCTACAAGGCATTGAAGACTACAACAGTCAAGGTGGTAAAAACTTTATTGATGCTGATGACTACTTAGGTCCAGTATCTGATGTACGCCCAAGTGCAGATCCTAATATTGTTTCTGATACACAGCGTGTACAACAAGCTACAGCACTGTTACAGCTTGCAGGAACAACACCTGGTATGAATATGTATGAAGTACAGAAGATGTACCTCAAGGCAATGAAGGTACCTAATATTGAAGCTGTGCTACCTGACCCACAAGGACCTAAAGCAATCAAACCAGGACCTAGCGAGAAGGTACAAATTGAACAAATGCGTATGCAGACTAAGCAGATGGATATGCAGATTCAGACTAAGCTTGCAATGATGAAGATGATGAAAGATGTTGAACTCCAACAAGCTAAGATTCACAAGCTGGAAGCTGAAGCTATCCTTGCTGTGGAACAAGCTGGTGGTGTACAAACAGGACATGAGATTGCTATGATAGACGCACAGATTGGTGCTGCTAGAGCAAAACAAGATGGAATACAAAGTGCATTAAAAACAATGATGGACTTAGAAAAGCATATGACTGATCTAGGACACTTTGGAGAAAAGGAATCACAAGAACCACAGATGTAAACAAGGAGGAAGTAAATGATAGTAGTAACAGAGCAAGAGTTTTTAGAATGGAAAAAGTCAAGAGTAACAGAAGCATTTATGAAGGGCTTAAATAACGAAAGAGAATATCTTAAAGAGATGCTCTTAGCGGGTACAGAGAATGATGACAACATTAGAGGACGTGCCGCAGCAGTTACAGAGATTCTAAGAATTACTTATGAGGAATTGATGCATGCAGTAAAGGAGAGAAAAGATGATTAATCCATCAGGAATAACACCAATCTTTGACAGAGTTTTAATTCTACCGTTACAGGTAGTTGAAAAAACAGAATGGGGTTTTCAGTTAAACACTGAAGAAGCTTCCGAAAGAGAACAGTTAGCAAACACTACAGGTCAGATTGTAGCACTAGGCGAAGAAATTCCAGCAGGTATTGTGGCAGTAGGCGATAAAGTTATTTTTGCTAAGTATGCAGGTTTAATGTATACCGGTAAAGATAAAAAAGGCTACCGTATGGTGAACTACGATGATTTGACAGGTAAGCTAGATGATGATATGGATTTAGTAGATCCACATTTAACTAAGGGATTAAAGTAATGAGCGATGAACAGGTAGTAGAGCAACAGCAAGAAGCTCCTGAGTACGAATCCGAAGCGAAAGCACAAGGTTGGGTACCAAAGGATGATTTTAGAGGTTCTGAGAATGATTGGGTTGATGCTGAGACGTTTGTACGTCGTGGTAGAGAGATTATGCCAATCTTACGTAAGAACAATGAGAAATTGCTTAAAGAATTAGCTGAAGCAAAAAAAGCTGCTAATGAGGCTCGTGAAGCTGCACTAGAGTTTAAACAGTTTCAAAAAGAACAGTATGAGCGTAAGAGTAAAGATCTTGAAACTCAACTAGAACAATTGAAAATGGCTAAACGTGATGCAATCAACACTGGTGACGGTGATCGAGTTTTAGCGATTGACGATGCAATGGATGCTATTAAAGAAGAGCGTCTTGAAGCAAAGGCAGAAGTTAAAAAAGCAGAAGAAGCAGCTAAGGCTACGCCACAGATTACAGAAGACCCAATGCTTAACGCATGGATTGACCGTAACGACTGGTTTGGTAAAGATACAAAAATGACTGCAGTAGCTAACAGCCTTGGAGTTGAACTTCGTCGTGAGAATCCTTCCCTAATCGGTGAAGCTTTCTTAAAGAAATTAGATGAAGAACTAGCTGAAATGATTCCTGAAAAGTTTGGTAAGAAAAAGACACCAAATCCAATGGAAGGTACATCTAGTACAAACACAAGACCGGTAACTGGTGGTAAGAAGTCTTACAACAGTTTGCCACCTGAAGCAAAAGCAGCATGTGACCGATTCACAAAACAAGGGTTGATGACTAGAGAGCAGTATGTTGCGGATTACGATTGGGATTAATATGTCTACTCGTGACAAAATTAAAGCAGCAGCTCAATGGAAAAAATGGTACGAAAAAAACAAAGAAAAACGAAAACAGTACGATAATGAATGGCAATTAGTTTATAGATACGGTATTACACGTGATGAATTTAAACAAATGTTTGAAAATCAAAAAGGTCTATGTGCTATCTGTAAACAGCCAGAAACAGCTATTGATAAAAGAAGTGGAAACATTCGCCAATTAGCTGTAGATCACTGTCATGTTACTAAAAAAGTTAGAGGGTTACTTTGTACACATTGCAATCATGGACTTGGTAAATTTAAAGATAATATAAATATATTACAAACAGCAATAGATTATTTAAGCAATTTTTCAAATATTAAGGAATAAGGAGATAGGAATGACTGATACTAAACGTGAAAACAAAACTACTACAGAGTCTACTAAGGTAGAGCGTCCACGCCAACGTGGTGCATTTAACGGGACTCGTGGGAAGTTACAAGTAGGAAAATCTATACCAGGTTTTCACTTGCATATTTTTAATGATACGCCAGGAAGAATCCAAGCATCATTAGATACGGGGTATGAGTTTGTCCATCCCGACGAGGTAGGTGGTGTTACAGAGAATGTAACTTCTCGTAATACGGATTTAGGAGATAAGGTTCGGTTCTTAGTAGGCTCTCAAGACGGTGAACCACAGTACGCTTATTTAATGAAGATTAAAGAAGAGTGGTGGTTAGAAGATCAAAAGGAACTACAGATCAGGAACGATAAAACAGACGCAGCAATTCGTGGAGGTAAATTAACTGGTGATGGAATGTCATCAGAAGGCTTCTACAATGCTGGAATTAAATATTAATCCATAAGGAGTTTTATTAAATGGCAAACACAAATAGCCCACGTGGGTTGTCTCCAGTAGGAACACTTACTGGTGCACCCTTCAATGAACAGGGCCAATTGTACGCTATCGCTTCCGACACTTCAAACACATACGCTATTGGCGATGTAGTAAAGCTCGCAACCGGTTCCGATACAAATGGCGTTCCGTATTGTATTAAAGCAGCTACTACCGATATTCCAGTTGGAGTTATCGTTGGTATTCGTGTTGCAGATCCTGGTGTTTCTTTACAGGGTATTAACTTAGATTTAACTAAGATTTATTTAAATCTTTCTGCTGGTACACGCTATGCACAAGTAGTTACTGATCCTAACATCATTTTCTCTATTGAATCTGATGCTACAGGCGTTGCTGCTGCTGATGTTAATAAAAATGCAGGTATGACAATTACAGCTAACCAGACTTCATTGTCTCAGTCTAGCCCATTGTCTTCTACTGTGTTAAACAGTTCTTCATTGCTTGCACAAGGATCTTCTGGTTCTTTAGCTTTGCCTTTGACAGTTATTGGTATTACTCAACGTCCTGACAATGCACCTGGTGCTTATGCAGACGTACAAGTAATTTTTAATAGACATCAATTCAAGCAAGCCCAAGGCACTGCTTAATTTAGGAGAATAAAACATGGCTGGTGTAATTACAACTGGTACTCATCCAAAAGCCCTATGGCCTGGCGTAAAAGCTTGGTGGGGTCAGGTTTATGACGAGCACCCAGAAGAGTATATTCATCTCTTCGACAAAGATACTTCTTCACAGAATTACGAAGAAGATGTTCAATTAACTGGTTTCGGTTTAGCACAAACTAAGCCTGAAGGCCAAGGCGTTCAGTATGATTCAGAAGTTCAAGGCTTCGTTACACGCTATACACACATTGCTTACGCTTTGGGTTATATCGTTACTAAAGAAGAATTAGACGATAATCTGTATGAAAACGTCTCTAAGCGTCGTGCTGCTGCTTTAGCGATGTCTTTCCGTCAAACTAAAGAAAACGTAGCTGCCAATATCTATAACCGTGCTTTCAATAGCACTTATACTGGTGGCGATGCACAGCCTCTTTGCTCAACAGCTCACCCAAATACATCTGGTGGAACTTTTGCAAACAAACCAACTGTTGACGTTGACCTTTCTGAAGCCTCTTTAGAAGATGCAACTATTGCTATTATGGGATTCCAAAATGATCGTGGTTTATTGATCAATGTAATGCCTAAGAGTTTAGTTGTTGCTCGTCAAGAGTGGTATAACTCTAACCGTATTCTGAAGTCTGTATACACACCTGGTTCTGCTAACAACGACATTAACGTGTTGAAAGCAACTAACGCATTCCCTGAAGGAATCGTTATGAACCATTACTTGACAGCTCCTCATGCTTGGTTCATCAGAACTAATATCATGAATGGCTTAAAGTATTATGAGCGTGTAGGCATCATGTTTGATCAAGACAATGATTTTGATACCATGAATGCTAAGGCTAAAGGCTACGAGCGTTATAGCTTCGGCTGGACAGACCCACGTGCTATTTATGGATCAAATGGCCCTTAATGTACTATTTATGGCTCAAAAGGTCCATAATAGTTAAAATAATGGTTGACAAAATTATAAATTAGTGGTATAATAGAGTTAAGGTTGAGGTTTCAAAAGAATCTCTTCCTTAACCTTTTTTTGGAGCAAATATGCAAAAAGTTACTAAAGCCAATCCTACGATTAAAACACCTACCAAAGGTATTGCTAAGAATCGTATGAAAGGTAAAGCACCTCCTGCTATGAAAATGGCAAAAGACATGAAAGATTTAAAAGCTTCTGAGACATCAGGGGCACAAGAGTCTGGCGTTAAAAAGAAACGCATGACTGCTGTTGCATCAGTAAAAAAACCTAAGTAATACTTTTAACCTTAACGCCTTCGGGCGTGAACTCATTCACGTTAAGGAACACATAAAATGAGCAATCCAACCAGATTATACGCAGGCTTATCTACAGCCTATACAAATGAAATATTTCACAGCTATCCATTCCCAGATCCATTTCATACTGGAAGCACACAAGCATTAGGTAGCACAAACTACTTAAATGATTTTAACACTCTTGTCGGTACAGATTATGCTGTTGCCGGTACAAGTTCAACCTTTGCTTTAACCAATGGTGTAGGTGGTGTAGCAATCATTACTCCAGGCGGAGCAACCACAGCAACTACTGTGACTAAAAATGGCCAAGCTTTTCAATTCCAATCAGGAAATCGTTTTTGGTACACAGTTCGCTTTCAAGCTTCTGGCGTAGGTGCTGATTCTTTCTATGTTGGTTTACAGAATGGAACAAGTGCTAACGACGGTATTTGGTTTAGCAAAGCAGCTAGTTCATCTTCTATTAACTTAGTATCTGTTGTAGGTTCTACATCAACTACTTTAGTTACTGGTTTAACAACTGTTACTGCTGCCACGTATGTAGAATTAGGTTTCTATTATAACGGTACTGATTTATTAGTATATGCCGGCAACCAATTACAAACACGCATAACTTCACCGACTATTGGATCTTCTGCAACTACATTGACTAATACTACATTGTCACCTGTATTTGAGATTACTCCAGCAGCAACTGAAACAATGACAGTGGACTTTGTTGGGGTAGCTCAAGAAGTTACACGTTAATAGGGGGCTAATATGGCTAACGTAGTCAATACGCAAATCCTAGTTGACGGTGCTCGCAACGCTGTTGTTAAAATTACTGGTGTATTAGATACGGGTAACGTGTCTTCTAC